ACATGATTATATACTTTTGGATAATCATGTATCCAAGTATTTGTTATTTGATTAGCTGAATGAATGGCGCCTTCATCTATATCATAGCCATGCACAACTCCATAGAACTTAGGCTTTCTAGTTAATAACATAAATGCTAATAAGTTATCCCAACATGCTAGTATATGTAATGCAGGACAATGCATTTTTTGTTTGTACATTATACCTTCAAGTTCTTGGCATAACCAAATCTTACTATTAACTAACCCATGATAAAATGACTCATACGGGTTTTTTATTGAATCAAATGGTGTGTCAAAAATGTCTTCCATAGTTTATTTATTAAGCAAATAATGTATTAGAATTTGTTGACGAACCTATCATATTAGATATGATATCTCCCCAAACAATATTTGATTTAGTAATACCTAGTTTCTTTATCAGTTCAAGTTTGTATTTTTTTATATTAAATATGTCAGGAGAACATTGTTCCCATCCATAACTTCTTAATCTAGGTTCTATATTGCCATACATTTTTTGTTTCAAGTAAGGTACAGGTATGTTATTAGAATGATGTGTTATTTGTAAGTTTATAAACTTACAGGTAGATTCAAAGCTATGACCAATCATATTTCCTATACCATATATCCCGTTATTTTCCATAAATCTCTCATAACAGTTATATGATAGTCTTTGAGGTGATAATACATTTTTATGTATTTGAACCCACGGCCAATCACCACCTATTATAGGATAGTTTGAACATTGTTCAATAAGCCAAAAATGACTAGCCACATGTGGTTCATCAATATGATATGGTAATAGATACTCTAAATACCTACCTCCCTCATAAAACTCGATTGGATCAAGGTAGAATAAGTTTTGTTTAATATTATTTTCTCTACAAAACTTCTCAGAATAGTACAAGTCAGTTGTATTAAGTATTAATCCATTTGTTTGTATTATCATTGTCATAACTTCAAATGGTATATTATTCTTTATACAGGATAATAGAACCAACTCACTATCAGTACCACCACTATACAATACTTCTATTTTGGGTGTTTGTCTATTGGACAAATGGTCATAGAAAATATCATACACATTTCTACCCGATTCATATTGACATTCGGTAAGTTCTGTAGTAAAATGATAATCATCTAGGGTATGCTTTTTGTACCCATTTAAACCAGTCGACCATTGTAATATTTCTGACATGATAATATTTAGTGGACAAACTAAATAAGCGTATATTTACCATATAGTATAAATACACAAAAGAGAACACCATACCATGCTACACTTCATCACAGACCTAACACACAAACTATTAACCTTCATTAAAGACGACCCGGTAAGACCAGAAATACCTACCGATTTTAGAGTAACTAATGGTAGAATGGTTGCGGCATTAAGTGATAATGACGATGACCCAGATGCAATGGTATGTGTTAGTTTCCATGATTTTGTTCCAGCCGGAGTAGACGATTTATCTAATGTATCCGAAGTTCCGACTACAGCAGTATTCTATACTATTTGGAGTTATAAAGCCGGTAAAGGCCGTGATTTATTAATACAAGCGGTAAAAGGTATTCAGGAGCAATATCCAAGTGTAAATAGATTTGTGACATTAAGTCCTAAAACAGAAATGGCAAGAAGATTTCATTTAAAAAATGGTGCTATTATATTCCGTGAGAATATAGAAACCATTAACTACGAATATACTAAAACATCAGGTGAATAATATGGCAAAAGAAGTTAAAATGGTTAGTACTGCTGAAGAAGTAGAACAAATAGAAAATAGCGCATTATTAGCTTGTGATTTTATATATGAAACATTATTACCACTATTAGATGAATTTGAAAATGATAATGATGATCCAGAATATATTCCTGGTGTTGCTACTCACGGATTATTTATAGCATTAATACAAGAGTTGGCCGATTTAGGATATACTCAAAAAGACTTAAACAAAGAAATCAAAACGTATATGAATACCTCTCTAGGGGAAGTAGTACACTAATACTTTAGTACTACATTTTTTACAAACAAAAGTACTCATTTTAGCCCCTCAGGGGCTTCAAAATCGCTAGAATATTCAGGAACGCACTCTGATACACTTCTAGCGATTTTTGCCAATATTTGACATTAAATGGGTTTTCATGTACAATACTAACATGAACTCAAAAATCGCCCGTAAACGTAGAACTGATAGAAATCAAGTGATTTACTTTATCCAAGATACTGTAACACTTGAGTACTACATCGGTTTGACTGCCCTTTCATACAAAGGTAATGTGTTTTTGACACTACGCCGTCGTATGCAAAAACACATGCAACGTGCCTTAGCAGAAAACAAAAACTGGGGTCTGTCACGTGCTTTGCGTGAGCGAGGCGCTGACCGTTTTGTATTTGGAAAGTTAGAAGTGATTCGAGGCAAACGTCCTGCTCATGCACATGAGACAGAATTGATTAACACATTAAAACCCGCACTTAACACATTTGGAGTAAAGTAATGAACGAAAGAATTAAAGAACTTATTGAACAGGCTGAGGATTATGCGGCAGAGCAACATGATTTTCATACGCATCTTGAACGCACCTTGCGTTATGAAGCCTTCAAGGAGAAGTTTGCTGAATTGATTGTGAAGGAATGCGTAACAATTATGACTGATGCCAGTGATTCCAAATTACGTCTTAGTGATGCTATTTGGAATACAAAGATACATTTTGGAGTAGAAGAATGAACGAACAAATTGAAAAATTGATGTATCATTCAGGACTAACCGCACAAGGATGTTGGGATGAAATGGATGATTATGACAAACAGGCTATTGAAAAATTTGCCGAGTTAATTGTTAAGGAATGTATGAATGTTTTAGATCCAGGTGGTCATCAATTGATAGCACGTTTCCACACAAGACAATGGTTGTCAGAACATTTTGGAGTAAAATGAAATTAAACGATATATTACAATGGACTGGTGCAGTATTTGTGATTATAGGACACATACTAAATTCAATAGGACCTAGTGTTTATCCCTACAATATTGTAGCATTTACATTAGGCACTGTTGCGTTTTTAGCTTGGGCTAGTCGTGTAAAAAATAGTCCACAAATGGTTGTTAATGTAGTTTCAATGGTTACGTGTGTAATAGGATTAGTTAATGCTTGGAGATAAAATGAACAAATTAGTTAGAGATGGAAACGTGGCTGTATTGTATAGCCCAGGATTTGGTGCAGGATGGTTCACTTGGAACCCTACAATGCCTGAACTTATTTTTGAACCTGCCATAGCACAATTTGTATTGGACGAAAAGTTTGACGAACTACAAACTTATGTGGCATTGAAGTATCCTGAAATATACGATGGTGGTATGATGGACTTAGAAGTTGCTTGGGTACCTGAAGGCACTGAGTTTAAAATCAATGAGTATGACGGAGCCGAATCGGTTGAAACAAAAGATGAAATAGGTTGGTTAGTAGCGTGAGATATATTACTAATAAGTATAAGTCAGTCATTCTTCCATACGAGGAGGGTATGTTAGAATGGCTACACGAAACTTATCCTCATAGTTGTTATTATATCGTAGAGGTATAATATTTCTGTCACATTTATTGATATAAATATCAATATGGACTTTTGGGATATTGTACACTTGCACAAACAAAAAATATTTGCTATACTAGCTATAGTGATTGGATTGTATTGGTTGCACGTTCCTGAAGATGAACCAGTTCAACCAATCATCACTCTTAAATATAGGTGTGAATTAATTGTAAAAAATTTACACGATTTTCCAAAAAATGTTAGTGACAGTTGTGAAACCTTTTTGAAAGACGAAGATGAAATTGAATGAAGTTAACGAAGCATTGGATCACAAAATTACCAGTGGATCTGAATATCAATGGAACTGCTATCCCGATGGTAGATACTTAGATTACGAAAGTGATTTTGCACACGTATCTGTATTGTATAGCACGACCGACCAAACTGTATACCAAGCCGAAGTTTCTGTTAAACGTGAGGCTTGGGATGAAGATAAGAAACCATATCGTTGGTTAAATCCTGATTACGTAGATGCGTTCTATAAAGAATCAAAAAAACGTAAAGTAGATACTGACATTGCTTGGGATGATGTTACGTGGATTGATTTAGAAATGGAAGAAGATTTCCTAGAGAAGGCTACGGCTATATTCAACGGAGAAGAATGTGACACTCGGGTTCAGTTTCCAATTGATATCGATGATGAACTAATATTAAAACTATCTATGGAAGCACATAAACGTGATATCACACTAAATAAGATGATAGAGATTATCTTACAAGAGGTAATCGATAATCACCGTGTCAACGGAACAGTAGTCTGACACGTTATATAAGTGTAACCGGAGATCGTTATGAAAAAAATTCTAGTAGCATTATCACTCTTAGCCTTAACTAGTACAGCAATGGCACAATACTATCATGGTCACGGCTTTCGTCATCACGGTCCTCGTGTAATTTATCGTGATAATTGGATCGCTCCTGCAGTAGGTGCATTGATTATTGGTGCGGCAATCAATGAAGCACACAATCGTCACGTGCAGTCACAGGTAATTATACAAAATCAACCTGCACCATTAGGTCAAGTTTGCACACCTTGGACAGAGACACAGAATTCAGATGGAACAATAACTAGGACACGCACGTGTAATCAATGACCAAAACAATTGTAATGTTATCGTTCATAGTGTATAATATATTATGAACGATATTTTTTATGGTATTTTTTCGTGGATAAAAGATGACTTTAAGTCTAACCGAATTCGCTTTGTTATTGAGTTGCTTGCTTGGGCTATTAGTATTGGGTGTAGCATTACTATGGCATTCACAGTCCCCAATCCTCCGCTTCTTGTTCTTTATCCTCTGTGGATCTTTGGCTGTGCTATGTATGCTTGGGCTAGTTATACTAGGAAATCTTTTGGCATGTTGGCTAACTATATACTGTTAACCACCATTGATAGTATCGGACTAATAAGGATGTTAATGTGATAAACAAAATAGAAAAATATAAAAAATACTTTGCTTTTGAGGGCAAAGCTTCCCGTAGTGAATATTGGGGTGTGTACTTGATCGGAGTACTATTGTTAATGTTGGTTGGCTTACTCGGAGCAATGGTTGCATTGATAAGTACACCCTTTACGTTAGTATTGATAGGTTTTATTGGATGGATTTCTGCACTTGCAATAATTTGTGTAGGTGCTATATTAGCATTTTGGATGTGGATTGCTACTGCTG